TCGTAGTAGATGGCAATATGGTAGTGCTTGGGGGAAATATGCGCCTTAAGGCTTGCATAGCAGCAGGACTGAAGGAAGTACCCATCATCGTGGCAGATCAACTGACCGATGCGCAGAAGGCTGAGTTTATCATTAAGGATAACGTAGGCTTCGGTGAATGGGATTGGGACTTGCTTGCCAACCAATGGGATGTAGAGGCATTAGAAGATTGGGGGCTTGAGCTGCCCTTTGACAATACCCCTGTTATTGAAGCAGAAGATGAAACCGATTTGTCAGACAAAATCAAATCAGCATTCAGAATAGAAATAGAACTTGAGAACGAAGAAGAACAAGAGAAGATCTATAATCAGTTAATATCAGATGGGTACAAATGCCGAGTTTTGACATTGTAAGGGAGTCCAAGCCCTCAAAATCTTTTCGTGTTGCATCTGTAATGGGAAAGTTTGACCTTGACTCAAATCACATCAAGGAGCATTTTGTAGGTAGCATTGATATTCCAAGCTCTTGGAATGTTGGTCTCATTGTAGGTTCATCAGGAACGGGCAAAACAACAATAGCTCGTGAGCTATTTGAAAATGCATACATTACAGATTTTCAATATGAAGCGGAATCAATACTTGATGATATGCCAAAGTCAAAGAGCGTTGATCAAATTACATCAGTATTCAATTCAGTTGGTTTTTCATCACCGCCTTCTTGGCTTAAGCCTTATTCGGCATTGAGCAATGGTCAGAAGATGCGTGTTGACTTGGCAAACGCTTTGCTCCAAGATAAAGACTTAATTGTATTTGATGAGTTTACTTCAGTAGTAGACCGCAATGTTGCGCAAATTGGTTCCAACGCAGTACAGAAGTCAATACGAAAGCTCAATAAACAGTTCATAGCAGTAACTTGTCATTTTGATATAGAAGATTGGCTCTTGCCCGATTGGGTATTTGATACTGATTCAATGACCTTTCGTTCTTACGAAGGGCAAAAAAAAAATAGACCATCAATTAACTTCGAGATATTGCAGGCAGCAGATAAGTCAATTTGGAAGGTCTTTGCTAAACATCACTATTTGAGTCACACCCATAACAACGCAGCAAATGTTTTTGTGGCATACATAAATGGACAGTTGGCAGCATTCTTGAGCGTTCTTCATTTTCCACATCCCAAAGTAAAGAATATGAAAAAAGTACATAGATTGGTTGTCTTGCCCGATTATCAAGGCATAGGTATCGGAATAAAGATGCTTGAAAGTATTGGCGAGATGTACAAAAAGCAAAAAGATAGATATTCAATAGTCACATCTTCGCCTTCTTTAATTCACGCTTTGAAGAAATCTGCTAAATGGAGATGCTTACGATTTGGCAGAACAAAAGAATCTACGGGTGTATTAAAAGGCGCAACATCCAAAGAACGTATAACAACATCATTTGAAATTAGATGACAAGTAGTGACATCCATAAAAAGGCAATGCTTGATGCGTTGGAGAAATCCTTAGGGGTTGTGACCTCCGCTTGCAAGAGCGTTGACATCGCACGGCAAACACATTACAGGTGGCTGCAAGAGGACAAAGAATACAAAGCAGCAGTCGAAGAACTATCAGACGTAGCCATTGACTTTGCAGAGAGCCAACTGCATAAGCAGATAAAGGAGGGCAACTCCACCGCCACTATCTTCTTTCTAAAGACCAAAGGCAAAAAGCGTGGGTACGTGGAACGCCAAGAGGTAGACGTATCTTCGGGCAAGCTATTCCAAATTGAAGTGCTTGGAGAAGATTCAGACCAATAAAGTATATAACCACCTAAAGCGCAGCGACAAGAAGATAGTCGTTGAGCAGGGCGGCACTCGTAGCGGAAAGACTTACAACATCCTGCTATGGGTGATTTTCTATTATAGCACACGGGAGACAAACAAGACCATCACCATCTGCCGTAAGACGTTCCCTTCGCTTCGTGCTTCGGTGATGCGTGACTTCTTTGAGATACTGCGCAACCACGACCTGTACAGTGAAAGCTACCACAACAGGTCAAGCCACGAGTATTATCTGAATGGCAACCTTGTAGAGTTCATAAGCCTTGACCAACCGCAGAAGATACGAGGGCGTAAGCGTGACCTACTTTACATCAACGAAGCCAACGAGCTGACGTACGAAGATTGGCAGCAGCTTATCCTGCGTACCGAAGACAGGGCAATCCTTGACTACAACCCCTCTGATGCATTCCATTGGATTTATGATAAGGTGGTAACCCGTGACGACTGCGACTTTCATCAGACCACCTACCTTGATAACCCGTTCCTTGATAGCAGCATCCGAAATGAAATAGAAAGGCTACGGGATACCGATAGCGACTATTGGAGAATCTACGGATTAGGAGAACGTGGTATGAGCAGAGCCACCATCTTCCAATACGGCCAAGCAGAGATACCAACGGATGCAACGCTCCTATGTCACGGGATGGACTTCGGGTACACCAACGACCCAACCGCACTTGTGGCGGTCTATAAGTCGGGTGACAATCTTTATGTGGATGAGTTGATTTACCGCACGGGTATGACCAACCCCGACATCAGCAACGTGCTGAACTCTCTTGGTCTTGATAGACGCACGGAGGTATTTGCTGACTCTGCTGAACCCAAAAGCATCGAAGAGCTGCATCGTATGGGATGGAACGTAAAACCCACGCAGAAGGGCGCAGATAGCGTTATAGTGGGCATTGACGTGCTAAAGCGACACAAGCTATTCGTAACACCACGAAGCAGCAACCTAATCAAGGAACTTCAGAACTACAAATGGGTAGAAGATAAGAACGGCAACCTGCTCAACAAACCGATAGATGCATTCAACCACGCCATTGATGCGCTGCGCTATGCGACCTACAACAAGTTGAGCAGACCTAACTTTGGCAGGTATGCCATACGCTAAAACTAAAAGGTTATTTTAATACAATGGAACTAAAGGTAATTGTACCCACCGCCCTATCAGAGATCACCCTTGACCAATACCAACGCTTTGCGAGGTTGGAGGGTGATGAGGAGTTCTTGACCCACAAGATGCTTGAGATATTCTGCGGAGTGCCTCTTGCTAACTTGCCCAACGTACGCATCAAAGACGTGAGCCACATCAGCAAGCACATAAGTGCGATGATCAACGAGAAGCCAAGCCTCACGCCAACTTTTACGATGGGTGACACGAAGTACGGCTTTATCCCTGAACTTGACAATATCACCTATGGTGAGTTCGTTGACCTTGATGGATACCTGCAAGACGTGCAAGACCTGCACAAAGCAATGGCAGTATTGTATCGCCCTATCACGAGCGAGGTCAAGCATCGGTATCTGATAGAGCCGTATGAGGGCGCAGGTAGGTATGCCGAGCAAATGAAGCAAGCCCCGATGAGTGTTGCTATGGGCGCAACGCTTTTTTTTTGGCATTTAGGGAACGAATTGTTGCAGGCTATGCTGACCTCTTTGGAGGCGAAGAATCAAACGAATACTCCAAGCAAGGACAATTCAGCAAGCAATGGGGATGGTATGCAACAATCTATCAACTTGCTAAAGGAGACATTAGGCAGTTTGCAGAAATTACACAACTACAACTCCACGAGTGCCTACACTTCCTCACCTTTGAAAAGCAAAAGCAAGAAGTTGAAAACGACCTAATAAAAAAGTCAATAAAATGAGACAGTTCTACGACATCACCACCAAACTAAAAGATACGCTTGAGGCGAATAGCCAAGTCAACGTGGTAACCACAGGGGATATTTTTGACATAGACCTAAACAAGCAGACCATCTTCCCTTTGTCGCATATTATCATCAATCAAGCAACATTTGATGGACAGGTAGTGCGGATGAACGTGAGCATCGTTTGTATGGACTTGGTAGATGAGACCAAAGAGAATCCGAGATTACAGGCAGAGCCGTTCTACGGGATCAGCAACGAGCAAAACATACTGAACACGCAGCTTGCAGTAATCAACGATGTGGTGCAGGAGCTACGCAGGGGTACTCTATACACCGACCTTTATCAGTTGGATGGTACTGCTTCTTGCGTTCCCTTTAGCGAGAGGTTTGAGAACCTGCTTGCAGGGTGGACTGCAACCTTTGATGTGCTGCTTGCAAACACCGAGATCAGCGTCTGCTAAAATGGCACGGAAGGACTTGATACAAGCGGTGCTTACAAAGTTTGCAGGGTATGTTATTCAGCAGGCCAAGTCCAACCTTACGCGGGGCAAACGCAATGCGAGCAAGAATCTATACAACTCTTTAAGCTACGATTTGCAAACAGGGGAAAATTCATTCTCCTTGACGTTCTCAATGGATGACTATGGCGAGTACCAAGACAAGGGAGTAAGGGGCGCAAAAAGCACCTATGCAAGCGCACAGGGGTCTCCATACAAGTACACCAACAAGATGCCCCCTGCAAAGGCGTTCAGCCAATGGGCTATAAAGAAGGGATTGGATGGCGTACGAAATAAGAAGGGGCAGTTTGTAAAGAGGCAGAGCCTTCAGTTTGCCCTTGCTCGCAGCATCTACAATAAGGGTATCCCTGCTACCAAGTTCTTCAGCACTCCCTTTGGATTGGCGTTTAAGAAACTACCTGCTGAATTGGTAGAGGCATTTCAATTAACAGAAGAAGACTTCAAAGCATTTACCACAAAATGAGTACACCTACTGCATCCACACCAAGCAGCCTTTCAATGGGGCGCAGCCCTTTATTTGTCACAGGTAAGAACAACGCTTTGGCAAATGACCAACTTGATTCAATGACTCTTCAGCTAAAGATTTACAATGGCCTGAAGGCATCGCCCCCTGCTACTGCCAACTACTCTTTGAGCAAGGATTACTCTATCAACGAGGTCATCAACTTTGAGGTGAGCGACCTTGTGCGCTCGGAGTTCTACCACGACTTCAGCGTATGGAATGACATAGGCTACACGCAAAGCCCACAGGGTGAGGCGTTGTGGGTTGCGCCTCTTGGGGATTGGGTTTACTCAAATAACGGAGCAGCACCTGAATCTGCGGTATGGTCAACAGGTACCTCTTTGGCATTCCTTTGTACTGATGGATGGGCTACCCGTGATAACATCGCCCCTGTTGCGGTATCGCAGGCCGTGCTTGCAACAAGCCGCAATCGGCAGGTGCTTGTAGGGAACTACGAATCCCTTGCGATTAACAACAGTACTGCCAATGCCCTTGCCGAAATCACTATCAGTTGGCAGAGTGGTGACTCCGATGATTTTTATGTTAGTGCCGTAAGCGTTGCACCGCCTGACAGAACAACAAACAATTCTCAGAACCTTGTAATCTATGCAGGCGTTGGCCCTGCTAACCTTGAGAACAATCCTTTTTTACCTACCGAGATAAAGCCAAGCGAGCAACCTAATGGTGGCATAGGGCAGTACTACGATGTGATTCTAAAGAATGGTGCAGGCGCAACCCTTTCAACGGTGAGGTACTACGTTCTATGCGAATCCAAATACACACCTGTGCAGGTGGCGTTCATCAACCGCTTTGGCGTTGCTGACTTTATCACGTTTTTTAAGCGCAGCGATGAGCGTGGTAATTTCACGCAGGACTCCTACCAAAAGAGCATCTACAACGATGGCTTCACCACCCCGTCTTTGGAGATAGGCAAGTACCAATCCTTCAATGTCAACT